GGCCGACAAGCGGCTGCGACGATCCCAGGAGGCAACGCATGGCAAACGCCGGTGACCGCCTCCAGATCGTGATCGGCGCGAAGGACGAACTGTCCGCGCAACTGCGGGACACCCGCCGGGAAATGACCAAGTTGGCCCGGTCGGCCAACGACATGGCCCGGCGCATGGAGGCCGGCGAGGACGGCTTGCAGGACGAGTACGAGCAGACCCGCCGCGACCTGCAACGTCTCAGCGGGGAGTACAAGCAACTTCAGACCCGCCAGTCGGCGGTCAACCGGGAGATGAAGGAACTCACCGGCAACACCCGCCGCGCGCACTCGGCGCAGAAGAACATGTCCGGCGGCATGGGCAAGATGACGGCACTGTTCGGTGGGATCACGGCGGCGGTGGCCGGTGCCACCAGCGCGTTCTTCATCCTGGGCAACGCCATCAACGAGGCCCGCACCGCGAACAAGGCGCTGGCGCAGACCGGCGCGGTGCTGCGGTCGATGGGCCGCGCCGACCGCACCGCCGCCGACATCGAGAAGCTGCTGGATCAACTGTCCCGCGCCTCGGGCATCGACGACGATGCGCTGCGCGAGATGACCAACAAGATGCTGACGTTCGGCAACGTCACCGGGGACACGTTCGACACGGCCAACCGGCTGGCGCTGGATCTGTCGGTGGCGTTCGGTAAGGATCTGAACTCGGCGTCGGTGATGGTCGGTAAGGCGCTCAACGACCCGGTGAAGGGCCTGACCGCGCTGTCACGGGTCGGGGTGTCGTTCACCGCGCAGCAGCAGGATCAGATCAAGGCGATGATGGAGGTCGGCGACCTCGCCGGGGCGCAGAAGATCATCATCGGGGAACTGACCAAGCAGGTTGAAGGCTCGGCCGCGGCGCAGGCCGACGGCATCGACAAGGCCAAGGTCGCATGGGGCAACCTTCAGGAGGCCGTCGGCGACGTGCTGCTGTCGGTGGGCGTCGGCGGGGATGATCTGGTCAAGACGCTGGAGCGCATGACCAAGTGGATCAAGGACAACAAGACCGAGATCGTCTCGGTGCTCCAGAAGATCATGTCCGTGGTCTTCAAACTGATCTCGGTGTTCCTCAAATGGCAGTCGATCGTGCTCAAGGTGTTCAGCGTCATCGCCGCTGGCGTGGCCAAGATACTGGACCTGCTGGCGCTGTGGTCGCCGGATATGCAGGATGCGGCAGACAAGGCCCACGGGCTGGCCGACGGACTGGGGGACGCGGCAACGCAGGCGGGCAACGCCTCGCAGTTCTTCGACGACCTGTCCACGCGGGCCGACGTGGCCGCGCGCAACAGCAAGCAACTGGCCGACGCGCTCAAGCAGGTCAAGTCACCCAAGAAGATCAAACTGGCGATTGAGACTGTCGTCAAAGGGTTCCAGAATCTCGGCGTCGGCGCGCCCGTCGATGGGGCGCTGGCAACCGGCGGCCCGGTGATGGCGGGCAACACCTACCTCGTCGGTGAACTCGGCCCGGAGATGTTCGTACCGTCGGTCGGGTCGCCGCACATGGTCGGCGCCAACGGCCCCGAGATTCGCGACTTCCACACGTCCGGCACGATCATCCCGCACACGATGGTCAACCAGTTCATGGCCGCGCAGGCCGCGCCCGTGGCCGCCGGTGGCCCGTCGGTGGTGGTGGAGCAACTGACAGTCAACGACCGCTGGGACGCCGAGCGGGAACTGACCGCGCTGATGCGCCGTGAGGCCCGCATCCGGAACGAGCGCCGCTGATGGCCGGCAAGGCGCGGCTGCGCTGCGTGCCGCTGGGCATCACCCTGATCATGCCGTGGTGGCCGACCGAGATCACCCGCAGCCTTAGTGTGCGCACCGTGGCAGACCTGGACCGGCCGGACGCGTTGCCGCTGTCGGTGCCGTCCGGCCTGACCCCCGACGATTACAGCGTCGGCTACCTGCTGCGCCAGGACGACTGGCGCGAGTCGGTGGCATCCCACATCGCCGACCTGGAACGCATCGCCGCATCCAAGAAGCCGGTGCAGCTGCTGCTGGCCGACCAGTCGGAGGGGCTGTTCCGCGTGGACGCGGCCACGGTCACCGTGCTGGAGTCCACCACCGACGGCCGGGTCAGTGTGGCCGACGTGTCGCTGACGCTGAAACGTGCCAGTGACGCGGTGGTCAACGTCGGTCTGGTGGGACGGATCAAGGGCAGGGTCACGAACGCGCGGAGGCCGTGATGGCAGCGATCGGCGGCACCGCCACCGGCATGGCCGCGCCCGCCGTGGACGGTGTCCGGCTGGCCGGCGGGCTGTACATCGCCGACCTGACGGACGCGGTCGGCGCGTTCTCCTGGGACTTCCAGGTCGGCGCCGTGTCCGAGTTCACGTTCCCGGCGGTGGACCGTGGCCGGGAACTGGCCGCGCGCGGGCTGCTGTCCGAGGGCACGTCGCTGCGCTGGGACGGTCAGGTCTGGCAGATCGCCGCCGTGGAGCGCGACTACCGGGGCGCCGACATCTGGCTGAACTTCACCGCCCGGTCCCGGCTGGCCCGACGGCTGCGCAACATGACCGGCCAACGCTCGGCGGAGAGGTCCACCCCGCAGGCGTTCATCACCAGCGCGGTGAAGAAGGCCGGTGGCACCGCACGGGTCGAGCCGGGCGCCGGGTCGATGCGGATCGTGCAGAAGCGCAACGAGTCGATCCTGGATGTGATCGCCAACATCGCCAGTTCGACCAATGTCGAATGGGTCGAGCACGGAAACACGTTCTACGTGGGCACCCCGTGGTGGGCGTTCACCTCCGACCTGGGCCTGCCCACCTGGACGGCACGCGCCGACGGTAAACCGGCGGACCTGGACGTCGGCGTCACGCTGGACGTGCTGGCGTTCCAGTCGCGCTCATCCCTGGACGACCGCCGCAACGCCGCCGAGGCGTCCTTGGAGGTCACCGTGCAGCGCGGCGCGAAGGTGCGCCCGTGGCACACGGTGGAGATCAGCCGCGCTGACCCGAATGACAACGGCCGGTGGCTGGTGGACGCGGTGACGTTCGACAACGCCGGGTCGGCCGCCTCGCTGTCGTTGCAGCGGCCGCTGAAGTCCAGCCCGCAGAAGGCGTCGCAGGGGACCGGCACCGGATCCAGTGACGGCGACCTGTCCGCGCTCGACGGTGAGTGGATTCAGGGCGCCGACAAGGTCTGGCCGCACTGCACCCGCACCCCGCGGCAGTACGTGGCGGTGGCCCGCTCGCAGGTCGGCCAGTCCTACGAGGTGGACCGCTGCCTGCGGTGGGTGTCCGAGGCCGTGTCCGGCACTGCCGGTCGCGGCGGGGCCTACGCCCGCTACGTGTGGGAGAAGGCCCCCGCGTCGGCGATCAAGTCGCCGGGCGACACGAATCCGCCGATCGGCGCGATCGTCGTGTGGGGTCCGCCCACCGGCGGCGGTGCCGGGCACATCGGCATCAGCGTCGGCGGTGGCCGGTTCATCAGCGCCACCAGCGGCCGGGTGGTCGAACTGTCGATCGCCGGTTTCGGCTCCTACTACGGCGCGATGACCCCGTCCTTCTACGTCTAGAGGTGGCCATGTTCCGAGGCAAGGTGACAGCGGTCACCGACGCGGGCGTCTACGTCTTGTGCGCCGACGTGGCGTCCACCCCGATCGGGCCGTGCCAGGCCGTCACCGGGCCGTACGCGGTCGGAGACATGGCGCTGGTGGTCAACGTCGGCACCGACGCGCAACCGGACCTCGTCGTCGTCGGGGTGATCGTAGGAGGCTCGATGGGCATTTCCGGTCTGGACGCCGTCAGGGGACTGGCCCCCGGCGTGACCACGCTCAACAAGTTCGGCCAGGCGCCCGACGGGGTGCAGACGACCGCCACCGATATCTGGTCGCGGGCCAACGCCTCCGCCACCCAGCAGATCTGGCTGCCGCCGACAACCGCCCGTGTCCACGCGATCGCGTCCTCATCGACCAGCGACGACGGCGACCCGGCAGGAGTCGGCGCCCGCACCGTGCGCGTCTACGGCCTGACCGCGTGGAGCACCGCAGAAACCTCCGAGGTGGTGACACTGAACGGCACCGGCGCGGTAAACACGGCCAACGCCTACGTGATCATCCATCGCATGAAGGTGCTGACCAGCGGGGCGTCCGGCCCCAACGTGGGGACGATCACCGCCACCGCAGCCACCGACACCACGATCACAGCAGTGATCCTGCCCGGCCTCGGCCAGACCGAAATGGCCATCTACGGGGTCGCCTCGGGCCGGTCGCTGTACCTTACCCGCTGGTCTGCGCAGATGGACAAGATCACCGGGGCCACGCCGGTATCCGCGAACCTGAGCCTGCTGATCTGCGAAAACCCGACCGCCGACCCCCGCGTCTACCTGCGCAAACACGACCTGCACCTGCAATCCACCGGCACCAGCGCCTACCAGGCCACATTCGATCCGCCGATTAAGTACGCCGGGCCGTGCATCGTCAAGGTGCAGGCTTCCGCCACTGCCGCCGACACCGACATTTCCAGCCAGTTCGACGGCTACCTTGTGGAGGACTGATGCGCGTCTTCGCCCACCCGCTGCGCCTCGACGGTGACGGCGCGTTCGCCACCGTCGAGCAGGGCAGCGACCGGCAGGCCCAGCAGTTGGCGATCGGGATCGTGTCCACGTTCCTGACCGAACGGCCACTGGCCCCCGACTTCGGGATCTTCGACCCGGTCGCGGTGGGCACGTCGGCGGCCGAGGTGACCGCCGCGATCGACCTGTGCGAGCCGGACCTGGAGGTGGTCGAGGTGACCATCGCCGACACCCAAGACCTGACCCAGCGTGTCGCCGTGACGGTGGCCTGGACCGACCTAGACGAGGAGTCCTGACGTGGCGTTCGATGTCAGCGCCGTGGGCGCACCGCTGGATCTGCGCTACCCCAACGATCTGGCCGCCGAGACGGTGGCCGCGTTGCAGGCGGCACTTCCCGACTGGCTGCCGCGCAACGCCAGCCCCGAGCTGATCTACATCGAGGCGCTGGCCCTGGCCGTCGCCGACATCGTCAACGCCGGGAACGCCACCATTGCCGCGGTCGAAGAGGACATGCTGAGTCGCTTCTTCCAGGTGCCCCGGCGTCCGGGCAGCAGCGCCACCGGCCAGATCACGCTCACCTTCGACACGACCGTCACCACGACGATCCCGGCCGGGACCGGCTTCCTGCTGTCCGACTACGGCGTGGAGGTGGCCACCACCGCAGACGTGACCGTGACCGCATCCTCCACGGCGGTGCTGGCCGTGTCGTCGGTCGAGGCCACCACCCTGATCAACGGGGTCGGTTCCGGTGCCGCGCTGGACGTGCTGGACGTGATCCCCAACGTGCTGTCCGTGGCCGTCACGGGTGCGTTCCTCGGGGGAGCGGACCCGGAGGACGACACCGCGTACACCGCCAGGGCGCGTAACAGGCTTGCGCGGGTCACCAACTCACTCGTCGTCGCCGACCACTTCACCGCCTACGTCCTGGAGGACGGCCGCGCCGTCAACGCCCTGACCATCCCCGCCTGGGACGGGGCCGCCGTCGGCACGATCGGCACGGATGCCGGCGAGGTCACCGTGGTGACCTACGGGCGTGGCGGCAACCTGTCGGCGGGGGATCGCACCGACCTGGCCGCGCTGATGCAGGCCATCACCTACGTGGGCGCCACCGTGCATGTCAACGCTGCCGCCACGACCAGCGTCAACGTGACCGTCACCGTGAAGGCGACACCGGGCTACACGTCCGGCGAGGTGCAGGCCGCCGCCACCGCCGCGATCCAGGCGCACCTCAACCCCGAGACGTGGACGATCGGCGACGACGTGATCACCGGGGCGCTGTCCGCCGCCATCTCCGACATCGCGCAGGTGGACTACGTGGACAGCATGTCCGCACCGTCGGGCACGGTGACGATCGCCGCCGACGCGGTGGCAACCGCCGGGACGATCAGCGTGAGCGTGATCTAGATGCCGGTCATCGTCCCCGACCCGTCACCGACCGCCGTAGCTGCCATCTCCGCGCTCGGAACGCTGGCCTATGACTACCTTCCGGCCTACGTCCCCGCGTCCGACGACGGCACCCTGGCGGCGCTGCTGGGGGCACTGGGCACGCCGGTGGCCTACAACGCCGCCGTGCTTCAAGACCCCGACGCGATCGACGACGAATACACGGTGCCGTTCGGCCGCATCCCGTGGCTGGCCGCGATGGCAGGCATCGACGTGTCCACCGTGCCCAACGACCAGCGCCGTGCCGTCATCGGTGACGCCTCGTGGCGCTACCGGGGATCGCTGGACGCGCTGAAGAAGCGGGTCGGGGTGACCCTGACCGGCGCCAAGTCGGTGGAGATCGTCTGCCCGTACCTGGG